TTCATCAACAAACAGACGGGTTATAAATTTGCAGGATATAAAGGGATAGATGGGGATTCAGAATTTAGTTTTTGGAACGCGGAAGATTCTAGAGTTGATTATCTTGACATTGATGCTGACGATTACTTATTCCCGATTGTTAGAAAAATTTTTAAATCAGAACAAACAAATAAAAATCTATGTTCTGACGAAATTCAAGAACAAGTTCATACCGAATGTTTAACTGGATATGAAAAAATGAGACTTGAATTTGTTAATGAACATCCAATGGACCAACCAGATGAAACAACTCCACTTGATGAACAAGCAATGGAACAACCAGAGTCTCCTACACCTAATTATCAAAGAGAAATGAATATGTTAAGGGAATTACTTAATGAGACGGATACTGAAATTGCTCAAGTTGAAACACAAATTAGAGAATTACGACCTGAAATTACTCGTGTTCCAACAATGAGAGCTTAAAATATAAACCCACCTCAATGGTGGGTTTTTTATTATGATTTATAAAGTATTTATATTGAATGGATAATAGATTACAAGAAATATTTGACAAGTACAACGTTACCGAAAAGAACAACTCTACAGGTAATTTGAAAAAACTTGAAAAAACAATATCTGAACTACAAAAGTTAGATAAGGTATTACTATTAACATGCTCCAACAGATATAATTGGGACCCAAATGATGTTGATATACCCAAGTCAACAATTCTTGGAATGGTCATTAACGAATATCTAAATGACAAATCTGTTTTGATTGATGTCCCTGAATTGAAGATTGCACCTTGTGAAGGTAATGTTTCAAGAAAAGATGGTAACTCTTGTGGAGTGATGAAAGCCAAACTTAAAGACAAAGAGAAGAATCCTACAGGATACCATAGATGTTGGGCAAGTCTGAACGAAAAAGACGATGAACTTTGGAAAATATCCAAAGAGTTATTTGAATCTAATGCCGTTATATTTTTTACCTCTGTAAGGTGGGGTCAAGCAAGTATGTTTTATCAAAAATTAATTGAAAGATTAACTTGGATTGAGAACAGACACTATACCTTAGGTGAGTCAAATATTATTGAAGGTATTCAAAGTGGATTCATTTGTACTGGACAAAACTGGAAAGGTATGGATGTTGTTGATACTCAAAAAAGAGTTCATACGTTCTACGGTTTTAAACCTAACGATACTTTTTATTGGAACTGGCAGTTTACTAACAAAATTACAGATGAAACTGAGGAGTCTTATAAAGAAGCATTTCCTGCCTTTGTTAAGAAATTTGACCTTACTAAATTATATTAGAACAATTAATTTTCCGTTGTATAATTTTGGTTTTTGTTCTTCCATTTCAAATTCCCAAACCAATTCTTTTTTCTTAATTTTCTCTAAAATAAATTCTGTAATAGGATATTCTTTTATACAATCTACAATTGTAGGAGTATGTGATTTGTATTTGAAATACCCAATGTCTGTATGACTATAATTAAATTTGGAAATTAAAACTTGTTCGGCAATTAACAATTTGTTTGGCAAAAAATTATTCATATTATTTTTCTTGGGTTCCGTAAAAAGGTTTTGGAGTTTCAGGACCCTTGAATGCAGGTCGTTTGTTCCAATGAACTTTTATTTTATTATCAATAGAAAGAATTTTCATAAAATCACTAATGTCATTCTCTATTTTTTTACGATAACTACCTTCCCAATTTGGCTCTATATCAATAAAAACATGGTATATTGGTGGTTGATAACTTCCTTTTAGGATTTGGAAAATATTCATTTTAATTGGTTCATCCTCTTCCCCAACCAATTCTTTATTTATATATGGTGAAATTACATCATCCAAATAAGTCTGTAAATATTTTTCAAGTTTTTCTATTTCCATTACTAAAAGTTTGAAGATGAAAGACCTAATTGTTTTGCATATCTTCCAAGATTACAAGACCAATATCCTGCGGTTGTTCTATCTGTTTTTTGAGAACACATGCGACTTTCTTTAATTATTAAATTGGAATTACCAAAAGTTACTTTTTTAACTCCTCCATTTTTATCCTTAGTGTAAACGGCAAATTTCTTATGTCCTCTTGGTGTTTTAGATTCCGTTAAAACATCTTCTTCAGTTTCAGAGATATAAGGAGCGTCCAAATAGATATATTCCTTACCAACTTTAACTTTAATACCCAAATCAGACTCAACCATTAAAGTATCCGCCTCATTAAGGTCAATTTTACCTTCGTTAAATAATTCTCTTACTTCATTGACCAAACTAAAATAACCTTCAGAATAAAACATAAATGCGTTTTCAGTTAAGGTCATTCCATTATCAATATGATATTGTAATGCGTTTGAAATTTTAACATTCTCTTTCAATATTAAAGATTTGTCTAACTGTTTCTCTAATGTTTCTTTAATTAATTCACGTAAATTTATTTGGTTTTTGGTCATAAGAATTTTTATAAAAATATATTCAATACCTTATTTTATAAGTTAAATATAAATATACTATAAATTATAAACCCCCACCTTTTGGGCGAGGGTTTTATTTTGTTTTATAACTTTTGTATTGTTTATCCTACACTATTAAATGTTAAAACAATGTCTCCTCCATTCTCAAATTGATTCAAAGCTAATAGAGTTTCACCTCCATTTTCAGTTTGAGTCCAAGAAGTTCCGTTTGCTTCGGCGGTCATAGTAATTAACTGACCACCAGATTCCATCCAACCTCTGTCCACATAAACGCCTGCTTCAGGTCCAAATGACAAATTACCCTGCATGTAAACAGGAGCAACTGAACTTGGAAAATATAAAGCCTTAGTATTGTTTACATCTTGTGATGACCAGTTTGTTGATGAGTTTGGTCCGATACTGGTATTTCCAGCTCCGACTCCTCCGATTTCTAATCCGTAGTTAGTATTATTGTGAATTGTTACATTCGCTTGCCATGCCATAATTTTTGTTTTATTATAAATATTAATGATTTAACAGATTATTTCTTTTCTTTACCCGACTCTTGTGTAGCGTACTTGATTCCCATAATTGTACCAACTATTGAAAAGGCGTTTGTAAGTAAAACACTAAACATATTACTCCAAGTAGAGCCAATTATCTGTGTATCCTTACCTGTAAGCATAGCCATCCAATATAATAGAGTTGTGACAATACCAACACCAATAATTACCCCCAAAGCACACTTTACAATAACCTTGATTAACTCACTTTGACTTTTTTTAATCATTACATCTAAATCATTCAAAGCAGCATTTTTTTCAATTTCAATGGATTGTTTGAGTTTTTCTGAATTATTTAATTCTACTTGTAAGTTTTTTGTGAGTGTATCTACCTCTTTTTTGTTATTAACAGATTCGGTTACATCAATAGCAAATTTGATTATCTCAACCACGTTTCCCTTACTATCAAACACAGGATTGTATGTGGCTTGTAAGTAAATAATTTCGTTATTTACCTTTCTTCTTTCAAAAGTTCCTTCAAAAAATTTTCCACTTCTTAATGATTCCCAAAATTTAACATACTCATCAGATTTTGAATACTCATAACTTACAAAAGTACTATGATGTTTACCTATCACTTGATTCTTATCATTTGGACCAAAACCCATAGTTTCTAAGAATAACGGGTTGGCGTTTAAGATAAATCCATCTTTATCAAAAGATATAGAAGCGGTGCTTCTGTTAATAGCATCAATTTGTTGTTTAGATTTTACTATTGAAGTAATATCTGTGGCAACTTTCATTATTTTATTTATAGTACCACTTTCATCAAAAATGGGGTTGTAAGTTGCTTGAAGGTAAATGTAACTACCATCTCTTTTTTTTCTTTCAAATTCTCCCTGATAGAATTTTCCACTTCTTAATATATCCCAAAATTTTTCATATTCAGGTGATTTTGCATAGTCCTCACACACAAAAATACTATGATGCTTACCAATAACCTCTTCGTGTTCTTCCTCACCATATCCCATGGCATTTAAAAAAATTGGATTAACACCTAAAATGTTACCTTTTAAGTCAAAATAAATTATTGCGTTACTTCTATTTATTGCCTCAAGACGGCTCAGTAATTCCTCTTTAGATAAGTTTTTCATTTTGGATAGTATCTTGGTATAGATAAATAGTGTAAAAAGTTATAATTGATGAGTATTTATAGTTAAATTATCAATAGATGAGTTTGTTAAATGAAATAGGTAGAATTAAGAGTGTAATGGGATTAATTAAAGAAGAAGATTCTCCATTACAAATGAATGTTGATTTACGTAAAACTGTTGATGTTTTAAAATATCTTAAAATATTAAATCAATCTATTGAAAATTTATTAATGGATATTAGTAATTTATCAAAATCTCAAATCATTGATTTTGGTCTTTTAGAAAGAGGGTTGAAAAAAGTATTATTGAAAAAGGGTGATAAAAGAAAAAATATTGAGGATTATCTATCAAAAATTTTAATATCATTAAAAAATAGGTCAGAGTCTGAGCCAGATGAGGCTGATGTGTTTGATTACGAATTTGAAGAACCTTCAATAATTCCAAAAAAAGTTTATAGAAAAGAATTATTTGATTTACAAGTTGAGCTTTTAAGAATGCAAGAATGGTTAATGGAAACTGGAAAAACAGTTATTATTGTTTTTGAAGGTAGAGATTCTGCGGGTAAGGGTTCAACAATTAAGAAATTTACAGAAAATTTAAATCCAAGATACTATAATGTGGTAGCTTTAGGTATTCCAACTCCTGAGGATAGAGAGAACTGGTGGGAAAGATATAGAAAAGAAATTAAGCCAGGGATGATTAATCTTTTTGACAGGAGTTGGTATAACCGTGGGTTAATTGAACCTGTTATGGGTTACGGTACACCTGAAGAATATGAAGACTTCATGGAAAACGTTGCAGATTTTGAACAAGAATTAGTTAAAGAAGGTGATTACCTTTTTAAACTTTGGTTTTCAATTGAAAAAGACACACAAAAAAGAAGATTTGACATTAGACAAAAATCTCCTTTAAAATATTGGAAATACTCTCCTAACGATGAAAAAATGCAAGATTTATGGGATAGATTCACAGAGTTTAAAGAAAAACTTTTTGATAAAACTTCAACACTAAATCACCCATGGGTTATTATTGATGCACAAGATAAAAGAGTATCTGGGTTAAACGCAATCAGATACATACTTAAAAACGTTCCTTACGAACCAAAAAACAACGAGGCTTTAGATATTGAATATCCAGAAGCATTAGCGGTTTTAAAACCTCAATCTTAATTCAATTTAATTTAACCACTATTTATTAGTAAAGTAAATTACTATGCTATTAAAAATTGGGTCTAAAGGAGAAGACGTAAAAAAACTCCAAGCAAAGTTAGGTCTCGGAGCGGATGGTGTTTTTGGAAAAAATACTGAAGAAGCCGTTAAATCATTTCAATTAAAAAATGAATTGAGTCCTGATGGTTTAGTTGGTGAAGGTACTTGGAACAAATTATTTGGTTCTCAACAAATTATTGCAGAACCTGCACCTGTTGTACCTGCAGTTCAAACATCATCATCAAGTGGATTAAATTTAAGCAGACTAAAAGGTCATATCCCTGATTCAGTAATTGCACAAATACCTGAAACTGCTGAAAAATTTGGTATTGATACACCATTAAGATTGGCACATTTCTTGGCACAGTGTGGTCATGAAAGTGGTGGGTTCAAAGCAACTCAAGAAAATTTAAATTATTCTGCAAGTGGTTTAAGAGGAATATTTTCAAAATATTTTAAAGAGGCTGGTTTGGCAGAATCATATCAAAGAAATCCACAAAAAATTGCAAGTAGAGTTTATGGGGGAAGAATGGGTAACGGTCCTGAATCAACAGGAGAGGGATTTAAGTTCAGAGGAAGAGGTTATATTCAATTAACAGGAAAAGACAACTATACCGCATTTGGTAAAGCAATTAACGAGGACATGACAGTAAATCCAGATAAAGTGGCAACACATTATCCTTTATTATCTGCTGCTTGGTTTTTTACTAAAAATGAATTACATAAATTAGCTGATGGTGGTGCAACAGATGCTGTCGTTACTCAAATAACAAAAAGAGTTAACGGTGGTACCATTGGTTTACCTGATAGAATTAAACACTTCAAAGAATACTATAGTTTATTAGCATAATGTCAAAACCAATATCATATAATAGTGAATTTTTACCTGAAATTACCATAGCAGTTGTTTTTTCAGACAATCCTCAATATGAGAAATTAACTTCATTTTTTAAAGAATATGGATATGGATTTCTCGTACCAAATAAAAACTTGGTTGTAATTGACGGTGAAAATATTGTTGACAATTTTGATTCTGACGTTCTTAAATTTATAGAAGCACATGAAATAGCTCATATAATCTTAGGTCATGATGGACCAAGAAATGATGAAGAAGAAATGGACGCCGACTTAGGTGCATACATTCTTTTAAAGAATAAAGGAAGAAAAGAATCAATAAAACACCTATTAGATAATTTTGAAGATAGACATGGTGTAAATTTTGACGAAAATTTGTTAAAAAGAGTAAAAAATCAGTTCTCTTGATATTGTAAGATGTAATTTTTACATTTTATCTAATATTTATTTCTACATCACTCCTCGGGAGTGTTCTCATATATCCCTTTCCAAAAGACCCGCGAAATTTATTTTGTCGGGTCTTATTTTTTTGTATATTTGTGAAAACAATAGTTATGAAAATAGAATTTGCAGATAGTTTTTGGAAATCATTAAAAACATTATCAAGACATGAAACTTGGTGGTATAAAACCTATGAATTTTTTCGTAGAGATTTACCGTATTTTTTAGAAAATATTTGGTTCTTCAGAAAGGAATTGTACGCTTTTCGTTCTTGGGATTATTCATTTAATCTTGATTTGTTCCGTCGTTCATTAGAAAAAACCGTAGACACAATTGAACATTACGGACATGAAGTAGAAGAATCACGAATGAAAAAGGTTGAAAAGATGAAACGAACCATTCAATTAATTAAGAATGTTCGTAGTGATGAGTATGTTAGGAATGCTGAAAAAGAATTAGGTAAAATAAAAAACTCAGATTGGTTATGGACTGATAGGGAAGACACTGATGAAGAAAGAATGCATAATAAAAAAGTATTTGAGAGAGCCAGGGAAATTGAAATATCTGAATGGAAAGAACTATGGTTAATTGTTCACGGACAAGATATGAGTGAATTTCGTAAAATTTACGATAGTAAAACAGATGAAGAAAAACAAGATGAGGGTGTTTGGAATGATTGGTTTGATGGGTCAGGGATGAAAAGTTGGTGGGATTAAATCTTAAATTAAAATAATATGTGGAAAGTTTTTTTATTAATGTTCGTAGTAGTTGCAATTATTTCATACCTTTGGGTAAGAGGGATTGATTTTATGAATGAAAATCATCCTGACTATAAAGGAGACGACTTTTTAAATTGGGACGAAGACGATAAAAACAGTATTTTATGAAAATCACATTCATCAGTGACACACACAACAAACACAATCATTTAACAAGTAATGCTTATAACAACATTCTTGGTGGTGGTGATGTTCTTGTTCATGCTGGTGATTGTACTAGTATGGGTAAAAGTCATGAAATCACCAACTTCTTGAATTGGTTTGGTATGACTGATTTCACTCACAAAATCTTTATCGCAGGAAATCACGATTTTGGTTTTGAGATGCACACTGACATCGCGGAAGAGTTTAAAGAA